TGTCGCCCCGGGCGGATGGTTCCTTGCAGCAAGCTCTTTGCCTTGACGATCCCGTCTTCCCCGACTTCCGGCGATCCAATCAAGCCGGAATCTTTGGTCAAGCTCACAAGCTCTTCGGTCGTCGTATCGAGCGGGCCCAAGATTTGAAGCTCTTTGTCTTGGACCGACCATGTGAACCCGGCGGTCGAAGCGAGCTTATCCATGACGTTCTTCGTCGGTCCGCTGGCGACGACACCCCGCGAAAATTCCGTAAAGCCCTTTCGGAATTCGCCCTTCCCGATCTTCTCCATCGCGTTCCCGAGCCCGACCCCAAGCGATTCCGCCGTCGCTTTCAAGACCGCGGTCATTTGGGCGCCAGGGGCGAAGCTTACATTCATTTGTGACGAAGCGATTTCGTTTGCTCCGTCTCCGCTTTGTACCGTCGTTACCCAATCCGCCCCTTCCCGAACGTGATTCACAAACGTGATATCCCCGGCGAAGAGCAATTGCATTGTGGAGACGTAACCGGCTTCGATGATGATCGCCTGCTTTTTCTGCAAGGTCTTTCTATGGTCTTCGTTCAGGTTCCAAATTTGAACGTCGGCTTTGTTCGGGTTCCTGTCGAGTGACTTTTCAACCTTGAACGCGATCCGAAGCGTCGGCTTGGCGATCGAGACGTCGGACGGCTCCCGAGCTTGGATCTTCGTCGATCCTACCGTGATCGCAAAGTCTCGGTTGAAAAGCTCGCTCATTCCGTCAGCCCCTCGTATACCAGGAAAGAATCAATCCCGAGGTTATCCAAGCCCGGATCTTCCGTCGCCTGTCGAGTGTCGAGACAGAGCAATTCCCCGGCCGGTTTGAGAATGCTTGTCGCGATTTCCAGGAATGGCCAGTTGACGATCACCTTGACCCCGTCGCGGATATGATTTCCGTCCGTATCAACAAGATCGAAATACCAATTCCCTTCGCGTTCGTTGAATTGGAAATTGAACTGATAGGTCTTCCCGTCGAGCGAGACCGTGAAATAAAACGCTCCTAACGTCTTCGCCTCTTCGATGGGTATGATCTGCGTCGTCAAGGCGAGACTCCTTTGGATATCCAATGAAGGGCGGATTCTCTTTGCTTCGGGGCCGCCGGAGTCTTCACTTTCTTTCCCTTGTTTACGGGCTTGTTGTTCGCCGTCGAAACGGGAGCGGGAGCTTTTACCGTTTGAGTAACGGCGACGGCGATTTCCCGGAGACTGAGCGAGCAATTAAGAACCTGCCCGTTCCCCGCGTCTCTTGTGACGGACATCCCGGTCAGAGCCATGTTCTCGTAATTTCGGAACGAAGTAACGACATCGACCGTCTCGCCGTCTTCCATGATCCGGCGAAGCTCTGCATAGGCAAGTTCGGCCCGATCTTGAACGGGAGTCAAATCTCCGTCGATAGGGCTGATCGCCTGAAGACTGGCGAGGTAGACGATCGGGGTGTTCGTGACGATCCCGTTCAATTCGAGCGACGCGGGCCCCTTTCGGATATGGTCGCTGATATTCGCGCCCTCTTCGACCGGATGATCGGTAACCGTCGCTTCATCCGAATGAGTCTCGGAAAGCATACAGTCGAATTGAACGAACCCGACTTTCGCCCGAACCTTCGACCCGAAGATCAATTCCGAAATGGCCATCCGTTACTCTCCCGCCGCGGCGGGAACAAGGGCTCTCATGGTCGCCCTATTCTCCCGCTCGGTTGCCGCGGCGACCTGACGAGCTACCGCCCCGGCGAGAACCTCTTCACTCATTCCCGGAGCCGCTTGAACCCGAACGTCGATCTTCGTCGAGGGTTGATTGACGATTCCCCCGCCTCGCCCCGCCATCGGATAAACCGCCGGAGCCGCGAGGGTCGCCCCCGGTCGAGCCGCGATCGACATCGCCTCTTTTGCCCCGTCGGTCCATCGCGCCCCGGCGCCGACTCCCGCCGTCGCCCCGGCTCCGCTCTGAAGCTTCCGGAGCTTGGCAAGCTCGGCTTCGGCTTTCGCCCCTGCCTCTTCGGCTTCCGACCCGAAGAGACCGCCGATCCATTTGCCGACCGCTTTGAAGGGCTTGGCAATCGCGGAAATAACATCGCTCGCCCATCCGACGACCGCGTCAAACCATCCCTTCAAAGCGCCCAAGATGGCGTCGCCTAGCGCCCCGAGAAAGCCCTTCCCGTCAGCAATGGCATTATCCCATCCCGTCTTGAACCCGCCGACGATCCCATCCCAAAGCCGCTTGAAGATCCCGAAGACCGCGTCGACTATGCCCCAAACGTAATCATGCCAGGCTTTCCATCCGGCGACGAAGAAATCCCAAACCGCTTGAACCCCGGCTTTGATTCCTTCCCAAAGCCCGATGAAAAAATCGGCAATCGGAGCGATGACGTTGTCGGAGACCCAAGAGACGATCCCGTTCCAAACGTCCGCGAAGAATTGCCCAACCGCTCGGAGCCCGCTTTTGACAAGCTCGACAAACCAATCCCAAGCTTGACCCAAAAGGTAAAGGATACCGTCGAAGACGTCTTTGATCGCTTGCCAAGCGTCGCCCCAAATCCATTCGAGGTTCCTGCAAAGATTCCCCCAAGCGACGGCGATCCCCTTATCGAATAGGTCGTAAATGAATTGACCCATCGCGAAGAGGGTTTGGGTTATGACCTCGACCGTTCGCTTGATTCCTTGCCACCAATCCCCGAAAAACTTCTCAAGATCGATCCCGAAGAATTCGTTCAACGATTCGACAAGGTCGCCGATGACCGACTTTCCGCCCTCTCGCCAGGTCTGGAAATCGTCGATCAACAAACCGATCAAGCCGATCAGCAAAAGGATCGCCCCGCCGGGAAGCATCAAGAGAAGAGCAAGCCCCGCGAAAATCGCACCTACTTTGACAAGCGTCTTCTGAACGGGATCCAGTTTTTTGTACCATCCCGCGACCGCGGCGCCTAGCTGCCCGAAAGCCCGAGTGACGCTCGATACAACCTGACCGACTTTTTCGAAAGCCCGAGCGAGCCCTTGACGGAGCCAAGCCCCGTTGACCTTGATCCAGTTCAAGGTCTCTCGCTGCATTTTCAAGATCCAGGGAAGCATACCTTTTGCTATCGCGTTCTTCACCCCGCGATAAGCGAACGCCAAGCGGTCTTGATTGTCGGCGACTTCCCCGCCGACCTGGATCAACTCTTCGTCGAGCAAGCCCCCAAGAGATTCGGCTTCGGAGAACTGTTCGCGGATCGCCGCTGATCCTTGCTTCAATAGCGGGAGAAGCCGGGTTCCGGCTCGGCCGAAAAGTTTTTGCGCGACGGCGACCCGTTCCGTATCCGATTTCAAACGAGTCATTCCGTCGGATACCTCGGGGAGAAGTTCGTCAACCGACTTCATCGTTCCGTCGGCTTTGCGAACCCGAACCCCTAATCGGCGGAACATCTCTCCCGCTTCGCTTCCCTTTTTCTTCGTCTCTTCAACCGCGATGGAAAGAAATTTGGTTCCTTGTTCCATCCCTTCGAGACTGACCCCGACAAGACTTCCGACGTATGCAAACCGTTGAAGTGTATCGGTCGCGACTCCCGTTCTCGCCGACATCTCTTCAAGTTGATCCGCGAGAGCGGCGGTTTGTCGGACCGCCCCGGCGACCCATTGACCGGCTTTGAATCCAGCGAAAGCGGCGATTGCTGCTTTCGCAAACCCGGCAAGTTTCGATTCGGCGGAAGAGAAAGATCCCTTGTCGACTTGAACCCCGAGAAGCGCGATTAGCTCGCGAACGATCACAGTCGACCCCTACCTTTCATCGCCCGTTCAAGCGGCTCGTTTGCTCGACGCTCCGCCTCTTCCCGAAGGTCGAGAGCTTCGTTCGCGTCGAGAACGTCAACAAGATCGTAGTATCGTTCAAGCTCCGTCAGCGTCGCGACCCGCTCGATCACAAGTCGCCAGATCAACCATTTCAAGTGTTCGGGGATTGGAACACTTGCGGGGTCAGCTTGGCGCCCTGGGATCCGAGAACGCTTCCCAAGACGCCAAACGATTTTCCCCATTGAACCTTCATCGCGAAAGCGAGCCATAGATACATGACGTCGAGCCGACCACGGAAATGAATCTCGAAGATCCCTTTCAGCGGCTTGCCGTCGACATGGGTTACTTCCGCCATGCGATCGATCACGTTCCGAACAACCGACTTATCGATCCCCGAGAACAAAGCCGACGCGGCTTTGGTGAAAAAGTCGGGCCCGACTTGCTGATCCAAGACCTCCGGCTTTCCCTTTTTCACCGCGTCGGAAAACAAGACGTCGAAGACCGGCCCGAGAGCGGGCCCGATCATCTTGACCACGTCGAGCAAAAGATCATGCGAAGTCATCGGCGGGAGCATATAGACGAGATATTGCTGACCGTCGATGACTTCGCTTGTTCCATCCATTTGCGACATTGCGACTCTCCGTTCCCCCAAACGGGGCGAGAGACGGGTTAGTTCCCGCCGTGCTGTTGAACGAGGTTGTCGGTCTCGACGACCCATTCGCGGCTTCCGGCTTCCCGGGCGAATTCGCCGGTCGGGGGCTTGACGATCCAAGCTTTCTCCGCGGCGAAGAGAGACCGGCCCGAATTGTCTTTGATCAACAGGGGCCCGATCCCGTCGCCGTTCGGGGTCGAGATGTCGACGTTATGGAGAGCGGAGAGAAGATCGTTCGCCGCGCTCCATTGCCCGAGAGTGAAAGTCACTCGACCGCTTCGGTTGTTCGTTCTCGACCGGCAAGCTTCGCCGTCGGACCCAACCTGAAGCGAGAACGAATCTTCGCTTTGCTCGACCGAAAGGAAGGTCCCGTCGGCAAAGCCCGTGATCGGAATCCCGGCGAAGACCATCGCGACCTGATCCGGATAATAGGTATGCAGAGCCATTTCATGATCTCCTTTTTTCTTTGACCGTCAACCCGTCAAACCGAGACGGTGCCGGTTACAATGACCTTGTGAATCGCCCCGGCGAGGGTTCCTTCGAACTTCACATCGGGGAGGGTCCGCGCCGCTTTGTCGACGAACGGGACATCGGCGACAAGGGGAACGGAGACGGTCGGCTCGGGAACCGCGGCGAGAATCCCTTGATTGATGCAAAGCTTCAGAACCGCGCGAACCTCGGCTTCGACGATCCCGACCCCGAGATCGGTATACGGGATCTTGTCGGCGTTCGCCAGTCTGGCGAAAATGTTTTCCTGAAGCCGCGCTCGCATGAAATCGACGGATTGCGTCACGTCGATGAATTCGCCCGCGGAAGTGATCCCCTCTTCCGTGATCGCGATCCCGGCGACGACGTGATACAGGTTGCATTTCTTCGCGCGAATGTTCGTGATCTCCGTCTCCGTCAGCGTCACCGCGTCCGATCCCGCGATGGTCTTGAACTTCCAGGTCATCGATCCGGGATCCTTCGGGAGAGCGAGCCCGAGCCATCCGGCTTCGGGGTATTGAACGAGATCCTTCGGATGGTACAGAAGGAAGGTTCGAGCGTACCCCGCCGCGGCGAGATCCGAGGCGATGTCGTCGGTAACGGCGGAATCATAGATCCCATCGTCGCCGCTGGAAGCCGCGAAGATCTTGATCAGCGTCTCGATATAAGCGGCCGCGGCGAGGATGACGGCATGTCCGTGATTCGTCAGAACGAGCCCATACCAATCATCATTTTCTTCCTGTACCGCGGCGATGTCCGCGGCAATCGCCGTGACGGTCCCGTCGGGGGTCGCGTTCTCGACGTGCAAGATCTGACGCTCTTTCGCATAGAACGAAAAAGCGTCGGCAACCGTGCTCGCCTCGATCGCGAGATACGTTGCATTGTCGGTCGTCACTACGGGCTCGGAAAGAGCGTCGATCGCTGCTTTGAGACCGGCGACGATTTCCCCGACGGTCGGGGAAGCGTCCGTCGTGAAAGTCGCTTCGATCCCGTTGACATATACGGTATATGCATATGTCGCTTTCAAGTTCGTCGAGACAGGGGTCAGCTTGATCAATTGCTTTTCGGTTCCGGTCTCCCGCCCGACGACGACCTTGTCGGGCCGCGGGTTCTGGGAGAAGAGCGATTGAACCGCGCGAACGGCGGGAGAATCCGCCGAAAAGCCGTCGGTCAACATTGCCGCAACCGACGTATAGATCCGGCTCCGCTCGGGGAACACGGTATGGAACGCCATAACCAGAGGGGTTCCGAATCCGACCCGGCTGGGAGCGGTCGTCAGAGCGGTTATGGTTACGTTTACGATGTCCGAAAGTGACATGATCTCTCCTTTCAAACGTCTCCAAGCGTCGCATCAATTCCGAGGTTATCGGATTTGACTTTGACCTTCGAGACAAAGCCCGTGAATTCTTCGAGGGTCAATGTCGCCCCCAAGACGGCATCCATTGCCGCTCGGGATACAAACGAGTCTTCGATGACTTCGTCTAGATTCTGTACAGTGCCGGGTCGCTCGACGCTGATTCCGACGGCATGAAGCGAAGCCAAGACCGACGGAAGCGAAAGCGAAGACTGCGCCCTGATCATGTATGCCGTTGCGTTCAATTCTGGATTTCTAGCGTCAGGGATATCGACATAAACCTGACAAGAAATCGTAAAGCGACAAGGAACGCCAACGGAGATCCGAACCTCTTCACCCGCGGGGCGCAAGGGGTCGGTATCAAATCGTTGTTCCCATTGCGGCGCCGATGGCTCCGGGCCCGAAAGGATCGCCAATCCGGCGAAGGGGTATTCGGGTTGCGGCGCCGATTGGTTCCGCCAGATGGTCTCTAGACCCGTGACATCCGCGAACCATGCTTGGATCGCGTTTTGAAAGGCTTCCATGTCAATCGGGGCGTTTACTGTCACTGTCCTATCTCCAAAGCCAAGACCTTATAGAATCCGCCGTCGTCGGTCCAATCTTCTAGCGCCTCGACCTGATACCGATCCCCGTGCCATAGAATGACGTCGGGTTGAACCTTCGATTTTACGTCCGCCGTTTGGAGCTTCGTTTGGGTATAGACGACGACGCTTCCCTTTGTCCGTCTTCCTTCCGGAACCTTGACCAGTTCATGGGCTTGGGCAGGCTGAATCACCGCTTTGACAGTCATCTCAAACGGGATCGGCTCTTCCCATCGCCCATGTGAATCATAAGCCCCGGGAGGGGTTCGGATGATTTGCGTATCCGACCACATTCCGCGGATTGCTTCATAAATGCAGCAATCCATTAACCTTCCCCTTTCGGCTTGTCTCCGACGATCGCCGTGATCGAATTCCAGAGTTGACCCGTCCGAATCAGCGGGGTCTCTTCCCCGCCCTTTTCTTCGATGGTCGATTCGGCGAGCGGGGGCGGAATGCCGGAGCGGATCTTTTCGATGATGTCGCTTCGGTATTCCTCCCCGAGCAAAAGCAATTCTCCATCGACCCGCGCGGGGGGAAGCTTCCCATCGAAGAAATCTTTTCCGATCTGATCAAGCTCTTTCTTGTACTCTTGTTGATTTTCGTCGAAGGTCGACCGGAGAAAAGACCGCTCCGGGGGTCGGTTGTTCTTCGCGCCGAATTCGTGAATCGTTGCAAGCTCCGCGTTCGTCAACCCCTCGCCGCGGTCTTCGGCGCCCTTTTCGCCCTGGATCCCAACGAGAGCGGCTCGCCCTACCTTCGACATCCCCTTGACGGCTTCGGCGAGCCCGAGCATACCTCGATCCTTCGATACGACCGAAGCCGTCAAACCAGACTTCCCCTTCGGAGCGACCCCGCCCTTCGAGACGAACCTACCGCTCGCGTCTCTTTGGGCAGGCATTTACTCGCCCTCCCCGACCCGCCCAACGGAATCGGGCCCGCCAGGGATGTCATCCATCCCGATCTTGAAGTTAAGTGGCGTCGCGTCGGTATCGGAATCGAGAACCTCTTTTTCCGAAAGCGACAATCCGCCGAAGCTCGGAAGAACAAGGGTCGACGCCCCGCCGGTCGTCGCGTCGTCGGGGTCAAGTTCTTTCGCCCGCGCCGCGTATGCTTTCGCCAGGTCGGAGCAAGATCGGGAGACCCCGCCGACAGTCGTATTGACCTGTCGGCTGAACTTCGCCGCAATCGCTCGACAGCAAAGAGCCGCGGCAAGCTCGACTTCCGAGAACTTGGAAAGAGAGAACGAGATCTCTTCGTCCTGAACAAGCGGATTCTCTTTGCAAGTATCGCCGATCAGGAACCTGACCTTGTCTCGCTCGTTCCGATTGGGGTCTCCCGAATAGTTCCAACCCATGACCTACCCCTTCCGTCTTCGACCGCGTCCGCTATTGGCGCCGAAAGCCGACTTCAAAGCTTCGTGAAGTGACGGAGTCGATTTCGCGGATTCCGTATACGGGACCGAAAGCTTCATCCCGATGGCTACAGGTTCGGACGCGGGAGACTCTGAAAGCTCGGGTCGATCTGGGATCCATCGAAGAAATCCAGTTCGGACACAAGCCTTCAGAGTCGCCCAATGTTCGGCTTCGGGTACTGGATCGCCCGGGAGAACGTCGATCACTTTTCCGTTCCGAGAGATCTTCATTCGTCTTTTCGCGACCCAACCCATTGCCGAATCCCTTCTAGCTGATCACCGCGGTGAAGAACGCGCCAAGCTCCGCGGCAACGAGCTTCCTATCGTATGCCATCTCGCCCTCGACGCGGTCCGAGCGAAGATGCTGCAAGCGGAAGCGAAGCATCCGAAGACCGTTCGCCCCGGCTCCGAGATACCCCGACCACGAGAACGTATAACCCGCGGACGGAAGCATCAAGGAAGGTCTCGGGGCGGAATAGACTAGGAGAGCTTGCTTGCCGAACATCATTTCCAGATCGTCCGCGGCCCCTTCCGCCGCGACATTCTCGACGGCTCCGACCTGCCAAATGTGTGCATGGTGCTT